ATTTGTAACGATAATCATTCTGGCGACTTTTCCTACTTTGTTAACCAGTTCTTTAAAACATACGTCGAACGCGACTTAAAAAACGTTATCGTAACTAATCAAACTCTTTTTATAGACCACGAAGTAATTGGTAATAAATGTTTTATAACGACACACGGAAAAGATACCCATAATTTAAAGTTTGGATTCCGTCCAAAGATTGACGCGAACCAGATTAACAAAATACTTGGCTATTTAAACACGAACGAACTATTAAACAAAGGCTACGAAATAATATTCGAGAAAGGCGATAGTCATTTATATTTATTCGATAGTTCTAGCTGTGACGTGTTTAAGTATTACAATTACCCCGCATTTAGTCCGTCTTCTAACTGGGTTGCTACCAATTTCCAGCTAGGTAAAAGCGGATTTATACATTTTAACTACGATACAGAACAAAAAAGTATTAACGAGTTTTATTTTTAACGTATATTTACACCAGTTAAATTAGTTTTTGTATTGAAAGGGATTGCCATAACGTTGGTAGTCCCTTTTTTCATGCTATAACCTTAAAGCCAACCCCCATTCGTAAGGCTATAACCTTAATAAATAGCACGTTTAACAATTCTACAAATAATTGTGTCGCATATTTAGCAGATATTTGCGACATTTTTCCCAATAAAATAAAGGATTTTAAAAATAAATTGTAAATAAGTTAAAAAAAATAGTTCATAAATGAAACCTTATCTTTATATTTGCATATAACTAATTCACAAACTAATTTTAACCGCTATGAAAAAAGAAGAAATGATTAACTTAATTAAATTAGAAGAACTTAAATTGTACGAAGACCTTCAACAATGCATTGATGTTTTAGGAGTTCATGACCCTATTACAGAGTCAGCGACTACACGTTGGTCAACTATTCACAACTTATTAAAAACTTTAGGACTATGAAAACTTTAAACGAAAATCAAAAAGACATTTTGAACGTGGTTTTACCCGTTGCATTATTTTGGCTTGTAATGACTTATTTTTTATCTACGACACCAAACTACATTAAAGAAGACAAAATCATTGAGGACTTACCTACGCACGTACAAAGTCCAATACTAGAAAAATACGGAGAACTAATAACTAAAAATAAATAATATGAACGCTTTCGAAATAACAGACTACACGCTTTCAGTTTACGACATGACTTTAGAATATGTTTTAGGCGACTATTGTTATAACGTTAAAATAGACTTTGATTGGTCGGACGATTGTACAAGCCATTACACAGATTTTACTATTAAGCCTTTGTCTGGTACGTTTTTCCATAGCACAACGGACGAAACGGGAACTATAGAAATAACTGACGAGTACACGCAATGGCTACAAGACCAATTAAAAGACTATAGAAATAATACGCTTTGGCTTTACGAAGAAACGCTAGAGAAAATGCGTGACTTAGATACTAACGAAAAAGACTGGTCTTACTATGGTATTTAAACTTCAAAGGATGATTAAGTTCTGGAGAACGAAGTCATCAGCAGAAACAATTAGAGGGTCTTTTAACGAAGACCTTTACCGTAGAATATGTGAAATTAAATTTAACCAACAGCTATGAGTTATAAAAGAAAAGAGAACTACAAATGTTCAATGCTTGGAATAGCATTAAGTTTAGGCCTTATGGGTATATTGATAATTATTAAAATTGTGTCGTTATGTTTAAGTTAGTGTATTATTCTGGTAGTAACGTTATCCATTCGTGGACGTTCAATAACAAAGCGTTATGTAACTGGAAGAAAAAAGAATTAAGGACAAGGGGTCTTTGTATGTTAGGTAATTTTAGAATCGAGAAAATATGAAAGAAATAATAGAAAAAGTAGAATACTTTACAGAACGTGACCGACTAGATAGAAAATCTAGACAACGCGAAATAGTATATAAACGCGCTTACATAATGTACGTATTACGTAACCAGCTGTTAACCTTCCAAGAAATAGCGGATAGGTTTAATGTAACACACCCGACCGTGTTATATTGGTCTAACATGGTAAAGTTTTATTTACTTGAAAGCAAAGATAAAGTCTACATTGACCACGTACAAGAATACTTGAAAGCGTTTGAAGGCTCAAAGTATACGCCCGAATATCGAAACTTAACAGAAGACATTTTAAATTGCACCAGTACGTATGAACTTAAATTAATTAAGGAACGTATTAGAGAAAATAAATATTCAAACAATGATAACGATTAAAATAATATAGTTACATTTGTAAGCGTTCATCCGACATTATAAACGCAAGGTATTATTAGCCATTTTAATGAACAAGAGGTCGGATGCTTGGGATTTAAGATGGCTTTTTTATTACTTAATTATTTGCAATGGCAAAAGACAAAAAATCGTTTATCCTTTACGTTGACCAAAAGGACTTATGGAACAAATTGCCAGACGAAATAGCTGGTAAATTAATCAAACATATTTATTCTTATGTAAGTGACGAAAATCCAACTAGCAAAGATTTAATTATCGAAATTGCTTTCGAACCAATTAAGCAACAGCTAAAACGTGACTTAAAACTATTTGAAGAAAAGCGAGTTAAACGTAGCGAAGCGGGTAAAGAAGGTGCTAACAAAAGATGGCAACCGATGGCAAAAGATAGCAATGCCATTAGTAGCATAGCAAAAATAGCTGTTAATGTTAATGTTAATGATAATGTTAATGTAATAGATAATATAAACTATCAAGCGTTGCTTGACTTTGTGAATAAATCTTTTGGACGTAGCTTCAAAGTAGTAAGCGATAAAATACAAAGGTCTTATAAAGCTAGATTAAAAGAAGGCTATGTAAAAGAAGATATTATGAAGGCTATTAAGAATTGCAAAAAGAATAAATACCATAAAGAAAATAACTACCAGTATTGCACGCCCGAATATTTTAGCCGTTCCGAAACGCTAGACAAATATGCAGACCGTACGATAGTTTCCGAAACTGACACAATACTAGCCAACCTAAATAAATAAATATGCTACTCAAACAAGGCGACTCGCTACAATATTTAATCGACGTAAAAGACGGAAAGATAAAACAAGGTTTAGGCATTAATTGCTTTCTTGACGAACACCTACGCTTTAAACCTAAACAACTAAACATTATTTTAGGACATGACAACGTAGGAAAAACTTACTGGATTAATTGGTACTTTTTAACGCTAGCTTTACAGCACAATTTAACCTTTTGTATATGGTCTGGCGAAAATCAAAAGGGTCAAATATTACGGGACATGATACAAATGTATAGAGGAAAACATTTCAGTAAGTTAAGTCATTCCCAGATAGCTGGCGACCTTGCATTTTTAGAACAAAGTTTCGTTTTTATAGATAATTCAAAACTATACAAACCCGAAGAAGTTTTAAAGCTATTTAAAGAAAGTGGAGCTGACGTAGGACTAATTGACCCCTTTACTGGTTTAGATAGGGAAATGACATTTAGCGGTAACTATGAATTTATGAATAAAGCGCGACAATTTGTAAATGAAACGGGAATGACAATCTACATAAACACGCACCCAAACACAGAAAGCGGACGTACTGGTAACCTATACGCAGAAGGCGAACTAAAAGGACACCTTAAAGCACCTTTAAAAGACCATATCGAAGGCGGTAAAGCGTTCCTAAATAGGTGTGACGACATGATTGTAATACACCGACTAATTAAACATCCAGACTACAAGTTTAAAACGTGGGTACAAGTTGAAAAAGTTAAGGATATGGAAACTGGCGGAAAACATACAGCAATAGACGAACCCGTAGTATGTTCATTTAACAACGGAATCGGTTTTGAAGTTCACGGCGTAGACCCTTTAAAACAATTTCGAGCAAAAGAACCAGTACAAGCTAAAATAACAATGACAGAACAAAAGTTGAACGCATTAAAAAATAAAGGATGGATATAACACTACAGCTTTTACTAGTAAAAAGCAAACTACAAAGTATTAAAACACGGATTAGACTAACCCGCGAAGACCTAGAAGAAAAGAAACCAAACGCCCTCGCATTTATTAAAGGCGCAAACGAAGTAGAACTAGACTTAACAGAAATAGAAAAGACTATATACGACCTAGAAAATGAAATGCGAATGATTGGACGCGAAATGAACTACGCCCTACAGATAAACGGACACTTAAAAGAAAAGATTAACGATTTAGAAAACGAAATTAAATTTAAAAACCTAGACCTATGAATAACAAGCAAAAATTAGTAGCCTTATGCGCATTACTCCCAGTAATAGGCGACTGGATAGAAGACCTAGAAGGAAACAGAGTATTTAAACACGGACTAAAGAACAAAGCTAACTTGTTACTTGACGAAATTAGACGCGTAGACAGAGAAATATTAGACTTTAACGACGACAATAAACAAGAAGTATTCAATCAACAGATAGACTTACAACGTGCGTTTATCCAGTTCATTGATAAACAAATAAAATTCGACTAATGAGAAAATTAAGAGTATTAATAGCGTGCGAAGAAAGCCAAGCTGTTACAAAAGCGTTTAGAAAATTAGGACACGAAGCATTTAGCTGTGACTTATTACCTTGTAGTGGTGGACACCCCGAATGGCATTACCAACAAGACGTGTTTGAAGTAATTGATAAAGGTTGGGATTTAATGATTGCACACCCGCCTTGTACATTTTTAGCTGTAAGCGGTGCGCGTTGGCTTTACAACAAAGACGGAAGTAAAAACGAACAAAGACACAAAGACCAAGAAGAAGCCTTAGAGTTTGTCGGGCAATTAATGAACGCACAAATAAAATACAAAGCTATTGAAAATCCTATTTCAGTTATTAGTACGGGAATAAGAAAGCCGAACCAAATAATACAGCCGTGGCAATATGGCGACGAAGCGCAAAAATCAACGTGCCTATGGTTATTTAAATTACCTAATCTAATCCCAACTAATATCGTAGGTAAAGGCGAGTTTATCGAATTCGTAAGCCACAAAGGACAACTTAAGAAACAGCCTAAATGGTATTTTGAAGCGTTAAGCAAAGCAAAGACACCCGCAGAAAGACGAACGTTAAGAAGTAAAACATTTGACGGAATAGCTAACGCAATGGCAGAACAATGGTCTAACTATATTTTGAGTCAAGATGCGTTGTAAAAATTGTAAAGACAAGTTCGAGCCTATCCGATTCAATCACAAGTTTTGTTTAAAGGACGAATGTATTAAAGCCTTCGTAGAAGAAGTCAAGGTTAAGCAATGGAAAGAAACAAAAACACGAATGAAGAACGACCTAAAAACTACACAAGACTGGTTAAAAGAAGCGCAAACAATCTTTAACAAGTACGTAAGACTTCGTGACATGGGTCTAGTATGTGTTTCGTGTCAGCAACCGCCAAAGAAAAAAAATTGCGGGCATTATTTTAGTCAAGGCGGACATTCTAACGTTCGTTTCGACGAGGATAATTGTCACCTACAATGCGAACATTGTAACACGTTTTTAAGTGGCAATCTTCTTAACTACCAGATAGGAATCCAAAAGAGAATCGGGGCGCAAAAGCTACTAGAACTCCAAGAACGGGCGCACCTTACGAAAAAATGGAGCATAGAAGAACTAAAACAAATAATACAAACCTATAAAACAAAAGTACGTGAACTACTATGAAAAAAATAAACATAACACCCGAACAAATCGAAGAAGCTAAAAACCTATACGACTTCAAATGTTTAAAGAATTCAATTACCAAAGGTGAAAGCCAGCTACACGGCGCGGTAGGTGAAGTTATTGCTATGGAACTATTAAGGTCAAGGGGTAACGAGGTTAAATACGAAGGCGACTACAATTACGACCTAATTAGCAACGGAAAAAGAATAGACGTTAAAACAATAAGAACCGACAAAGAACCAACCGACGAGTTTAACGCTAATATAAGCGCATTTAATCACACACAGCAAACAGATTATTATTTGTGGTGCGCCGTGTCCATAGACTTAAGCTATGGCTACGTAATAGGCTACCTAGATAAAGACGAGTTCTACAAAATAGCTGAATTAAAGAAAAAAGGCGAAATTGATTGGGGTAACTGGATGTTTAAAAGCGACACGTACACCACTAAAATAAAAAATATCAAAAAATTTAATTGAAACTATTGTTTATATCGAAATATAGATTAACTTTACAGAAACAAAAACCAATTTAACATGAAAAATCTATTTAAAGCGTTGGCAACATTCCAGCAAGAAGTACCAGTAATCCACAAAGCGACACAAGGCTATGGGTATTCTTATTCCGATTTACCTAAAATCTTTAGCGTTATTAATCCGTTACTAAAAAAACACGGACTAGGATTTACTCAGTTGATTAACGACACTAATTTAGTTACGTGTTTATTTCACGTAGAAAGTGGCGAAACAATCGAAAGCACTACGGCTATTCCACAGAACGTAGCGTTAAAAGGAATGAACGACTTTCAAGTTATGGGGTCGGCTATTACTTACGTACGTCGTTACGCTATCAGTTCTATGTTAGGACTAGTAACCGACAAAGACACGGACGCAAGCGGAGAACAAGTTAAAAAACTACCTACAATTGACGCTAAACGTTTTCAAAGTGCTATCGAAGCTATCCAAGCTGGCAAGTACACACGCGAAGAACTAGAAGCGAAGTTCACTTTAACAGATGGGCAAACCGATTTAATCAACGCGCTATGAATACTTTTAAAATTAGATGCTCTGCAATAGGAAAAATAATGACTAACCCCCGCACAAAGGGGGAGTTATTAAGCCAAACCGCAAAGACATACATAGAAGAACAAGTTATATCGGACAAGTACGGAATTAGAAAGCAATTTTACAGCCGTTACACCGACAAAGGAATACTAGTAGAAGACGACGCTATTAAACTAACGTCCGACGTTCTAGAATTAGGCTTTATCTGGAAAAACGAAGACCATTTTAGTAATGACTTCATGACTGGAACACCAGACGTAAACACGGACACCGTGCTACTAGATGTTAAAAGTTCATGGGACGCTACGACCTTTCCGTTTTTTGCTACAGAAATACCTACGAAGGATTATTATTACCAGCTTCAAGGCTACCTTGAACTTGTCGGAAAAACCGAAGCATTGCTATGCTATTGTCTAGTTAACACACCCGAAGAAATGGTAGAAGACGAAGTAAGACGCGCACACTGGAACGCTAACCTACTAGAAGAAAGCATAGACCTACGCGACGAAGTACAAAAACGACATAACTTTGACCATATACCAGATAACCGACGCGTTAAAGTCTTCAAAGTAGAAAAAGACGAAGCCGTAATAGAAGCAATTAAAGAACGCGTAGAGTTATGCCGAGAATATTATAACACCTTAATTAATTTCTTATGAACCAACAAATAGAAGACCAAATAGTATTACGTGTTTTAAGTCGATTCAGCGAACGTTCGCAAGTCGGAATAACCAAGTACAACACAACACTTGAAAGAACCGACCTAAACACCTTACAATGGCTTACACACGCACAAGAAGAAGCTATGGACTTTGTTTTATATTTGGAACGACTGAAAGACGAATACAAATCGATAAACCAAAAGGGGTAAAATTTACCACATAAACTAAATAGAAATGAAATGAGAATAACCATCGAACAATACGAACACACCGTAACACACGAAGTACCGCATAACGATGTGGACCTTGACGAAGTTCTGCAAATGATTGAAGGACTACTCAAGGCAACTGGGTATTGTTTTACTGGTAGTCTTGACATAGTAGATAACGAACTAAATTTAAACGAATGAAAGAAAAGACAATAGCAATAATCGGAATGGCAATTATAACGATAATTATTATCGCAGTAATGACAATGATAGCTTCACAAGTATTCAGCGGGGCATTTTAAACGTAAACAAATAAATAAATATAAAATGGAAAACAAGTTAAATTCGGGTGCAATCTTTAAAAACGACAAAAAGACGAAAGACACACACCCAGACTACAGAGGAAAAGTAAACGTAAACGGCAAAGAAATGGAAGTGGCCTTATGGATTAAAGAGGGTAAAGCTGGCAAGTTCTTTTCGGCTTCATTTAGCGAGCCTTATGTAGCGCCAGAAACAATGGAGCGTAGACCAGTAACAGACGAAATAGACGACTTACCTTTTTAATATGTACGTAAACGACACAGACTTACGCAATAAGCTAAAGGAAGTGTTAAAGACAAAAACACGTAACCAAATAGTAACAGAAATCAAAAACAGAACTGGTAAGTTTCACCAATACCAGATAGATAAGTTTCTACAAGGAAACGACGTAAGTCTAAACACAGCCATAAAAATAGACGAATACTTATTGCGCGAACAAATCTAAAACAGAAGCCAGTTTAACCGCTGGCTTTTTTGTTGTTAATAACTTTTTTGAGTCATGATTAGATTTTCATCGTAGTTTTGATTAAATATTAATCACATGAATTACCTATATTTAATTCCGTTCGTTTGGTTTATCACAAACTTTGAACCGTTCCACGAAGTAATTGACCGCATTTTTATGCGCTTACCACTAAACAAGTGGACGTTAACAATTCATTCAGCTTTTGGCTGTCCTAAATGCGTTGGGTTCTGGTCTACTTTAGTTATTTCTGGCAACTTCTTTACGGCTTGCCTAATTAGTTTACTATCTTTTATTCTTGACAGATGCTTACAGAGGCTAGAATACTAGAAATAGACGGAATACTAGCGGACATAAACCCCGAACGATTGGGTAAAATGCCACTAATAAAGTTACAGAAAATCAAAGTTAAAGAAACTGGCGTAAGGGAT